CTTTCTGCTATGAAAAGAACCCTTACAGCTTCTTTGGTATTGGTGTAGCTGAGAACATGGATGACTCTCAAAAGATTATGAATGGTCATGCACGTATGGCTATTGACAACTTAGCCCTATCAGGCTCTGTAATCTTTGATGTAGATGAGACTGCCCTTGTAGGTGGTCAGTCAATGGAGATATATCCCGGTAAAGTATTCCGTAGGCAAGCAGGTGTACCCGGAACAGCTATTAATGGTTTGAAGTTCCCTAACACTACCAACGAAAACATGCAGATGTTTGATAAGTTTAGACAGCTTGCAGACGAACAAACAGGTATACCTTCATATAGTCACGGTCAAACAGGCGTACAGAGTATGACTCGTACTGCTTCTGGCATGTCTATGTTGCTTGGTGCAGCATCTTTGAACATTAAAACTGTTATTAAAAATCTTGATGACTTCCTTCTAAAACCTTTAGGTGATGCTTATTTCCAATGGAATATGCAGTTCTTAGAGTCTAAGTTGGGTGTTCAGGGTGATTTAGAAGTAAAAGCCACGGGTACGAACAGTCTGATGCAGAAAGAAGTAAGGTCACAAAGACTTACAATGTTCCTTCAGACAGCAGCTAACCCTGCCGTTGCACCGTTTATTAAAATGAACAAGCTAATCAGTGAACTTGCTTACAGCTTGGATCTAGACCCAGACGAACTGATGAATGATCCAGAAGAAGCAGCAATGATGGCTCAAATTATAGGAATGGCAAACAATGCTGGACAAGCCCCTAGCCAAGAAGCTGGCCCCGTTGACCAAGGACAAGCTCCAATGGGAGGCCCTGAAGGAGTATCTGGACAGCCTCAAGACCTTGGAGTTACAGGTACTGGTGGCGGCAACATCGGAACTGGAAATGTTCCGCAGTCAGGGGAAGCTGAATTCTCTGGCTAGGTTATTAGAACTACCTTTAGTAGTAGACGAAGCATTAAATAGGACAGAATAAAATGGCAAGCACACTCTTACTAGATGATTTTAACGAAAGATCAAAAATGACAGAAAAAAAATATAAGCAGAAATTAAGATCTCTTATTGGAGGAGATTCTTATCAAGATGCTGTAGATGATATGGTTGAAGCTGAAGGTGGTAAGCTTACTAATACTGTAAGTCATCAAGGTAAAAGCCCTGAAAAATATCAACAAGACGTAGATAGAATGGTTAAAAGAGGTGCTCAGTTAAGAAAGCGTCAAGCTAAAAAAGATAATGATAAAATGCTTAAAGAAGGTGATCCTAGGCAGACTTATGCAGAAGGCTCTTTAATGATGCCAGAAGAAGGTATGCCAGAAGAAGGTATGCCAGTAGACACATACGATAACATTCCTCCAGAAGAAATGGAAGAAGCAATGGCTTCACAGCTTCCAGATGATGAAATGGAAGATGATTACTTAGATTATGTAATAGGTGAATCTTTAGACGATTCAGAACAACAATATTTAGCACAGGCATTACAAAATGATCCACAGCTAGGAAACATTTTAGATAAAGTAATGACTGTAGCGTCAGAGTTTTCGGGTGCTGGAGAAGTAGAAGGCCCCGGAACTGGTGTATCAGATTCTATTCCTGCTCGTTTGAGTGATGGAGAGTTTGTGATTACCAAGAAAGCAACCGACCAAATAGGCGCAGAGAATCTCCAGACACTGATGGATGATGCTGAACGTGCCTACGATGGCGGTTATCAAATGAAGGCTATTGGCGGTTATATGGAAAAAGACCCAGAAGAGCAAGATTCACCCCTCTCTCAAACAGACGAGGAAATCAAAAAGCTCATGATGGGTGCAAATAAGATGCCTAGTCTTCGGTAATTTTTACGGCTACCTTGGTAAGACAAGCCCCATAAACTTGACGGAGTTAATATGGCTACCTTGCAAAGACACAAGCCCCGTAATGGAGATTGAAGATGTCAGAAGTACAAGAAGAAGTTAGTAACCCTTACAACGCTAGAAAGGAATGGCACACAGAAGATGCGCCAAGCCAAGGTTCAGCAGACGGGTTATTCTTTGAACGTCCACAGGCTACCCGTGAAGAAGCGGCCCCTGAAGAAAAAGAGACGCGAAAAAGAACTAACTATAAGAAAAGATACGATGATCTAAAGAAACATTATGATCAGAAACTTTCTGAATTTAAGCAAAAGGAACAGGAACTCGTAGCGTTGGCTAAAGCTTCTGAACCTCAATATCAACCACCTAAAAGTATGGAAGATCTTGAAAGCTTTAAAGAAGAATACCCTGATCTATATAACACTGTTGAAACTGTAGCACATCTACAGAGTCAACGGCAGGTAGCAGATCTTGAAGCACAACTACAGTCCATGCGTCAGCGTGAGTCTGAAGTAATGCGACAGGATGCTGAACTTACATTGAAGGAACGCCATCCAGACTTTGAGGACATCAGAGGGGATGAGGACTTTCATGCTTGGGCAGAAGAGCAACCTGAACAAATACAGGACTGGATCTATAAGAATCCTGATAATGTTGCATTAGCATCAAAAGCTATTGATCTTTATAAATTAGAAACTGGCAAAAATCAATCAAAACAACAGCCCAGAAAGCAGTCTAGGGCATCAGCGGCTGACATGGTTTCAACTAAAACAACCAATGTCGATGCTGGACAGCCTAAAATCTGGACTGAACGGGAAATAGGATCTATGTCCTTAGACCAGTTTGATAGATTTGAAGAAGATATTAGACAAGCAATGGTTGAAGGTCGCGTAGTTCCATAATTAAATTTGTGTTCTTAGGAGAATATTAACATGGCTTATAATCAATCAGATCAATTTTTTGAACCATCAACAGACACCAATGCTAACTTTGGTAACTCTGTTGCAGGACAGAACAATTCGTTCTTCCTACCTAAAGTTTATTCCAAGCAGGTATTAAACTTCTTCCGTAAGTCTTCTGTAATTGAAGCAATCACTAACACTGACTATGCTGGCGAGATTGCTGCATTCGGTGACAGTGTACGGATCATCAAAGAGCCTACGATTACTGTTTATCAGTATGAGCGTGGTCAAGATGTAGCAGCTACTAAGCTGACCGACCAAGAAGTAACAATGGTTGTAGATACAGCTAACGCATTTAAGTTTATCGTAGATGATATTGAAACCAATATGTCTCACGTTAACTTCCGTGACGTTGCAACCTCTTCAGCAGCTTACGCATTGCGTGATGCTTTTGACGAAGGTGTATTGGCATCTATGTTCTCTGGCGTATCTAGCTCTAGCCCTGACCATGTACTTGGTACGGACAATGCTACTGATATTGCCTCTGGCACTTTTGACGGTACTGGTAACCTAGACCTTGGCTTTGGTACTAATGAGCATGACCCTCTAGACATCATGGCTCGTATGGCACGTTTGCTAGACGAACAGAATGTTCCAGAAGAAGGTCGCTGGTTTGTTGCTAGTCCTGAGTTCTACGAAGTACTCTCAAGCTCTAGCTCTAAGCTATTGTCTGTAGACTACAATGCTGGTCAGGGTTCAATCCGCAATGGATTGGTAAGCTCTGGTAAGCTACGTGGCTTTAACATGTACAAGTCCAACAACATTCCTGCGGTATCTAATGCTGCTGGTCAATGTCTTGCTGGTCACTTGTCTTCTACAGCTACGGCTCAGACAATCACAAGCACTGAAGTCATCCGTGACCCAGATAGCTTTGGTGACATTGTACGTGGTCTTCACGTTTACGGTTCTAAGGTACTGCGCCCAGAAGCTCTGGTTTCAGCCTTCTACGGTATCGACTAGACCTTTTAGGAGGGGGCTGCTTCGGTGGCCCCTTTCCTTTTTTACTGGAGATAAAAATGCCTCAACTTGGTTCAGACGCAAAGCCTATGATGATGAGAAGTACTATTGCTGGTAAAGGCAGTAGAGTTCGCAAAGGCAGTAACTATGCACGTTACAAAGATAACTTTGATAAAATTTTTAATAAAGACTCTGACCCTGAGTGCTCAACAGAGTTAGAAGGTGCTAGAGCAATTAGTAAAACTTTTTCAATGGGGCAAGATTAATGAAGTATAAAGAAAATAAATATACAGGCAGAAACCTTATGATGAGTAAAGGCAGTAAGGTTAAATATAATAAAGGTGGCTATGCTTCTGTTCAACAGATGGAACAAAGCTGCGGTAGTAAGACTGTCAAGCAGAAAGTAAAATGAAAGTAGAAGCTCCTAAAGGTTATCATTGGATGAAGGCTGGAAAGTCTTTTAAACTTATGAAAGACCCTAAAGATGGCTTTAAACCTCACAAGGGTGCAAGTAAATCAGCAAGCTTTGAGATTCAGAAGGCACATAAATAATGGCAACATATCTAGAATTAGCAAATGAACTTTTGCGTGAAATGAATGAAGTTGAACTTACTAGTTCTAGCTTTCCGTCTGCTGTAGGTATTCAACAACATGTTAAAGATTCTATCAATAGATCATACTTGGACATTGTTAATGAAGAACCTCAATGGCCTTTTCTTGCTGCTGACCTAAGTGGTGAGACAGATCCTATGTACGGTAATGTCTATGTAGAAACAGTAGCAGGACAGCGTTGGTACACAATGAAGCCTACTAGCTCTTCTCTGACTACTGACTATGGTTATATTGATTGGAATAACTTTTACTTAACTACTGTTGGTGTTGATGGCGAGACTAGCCCTTACACAGCACGTAACCTAAGATTCATGTCTACAGATGATTGGAAGGACTACAGAAGAATCTCTGAAAACTTAGATGACGCAGATACTCAAAACTACGGTGTGCCTAATAGTGTAATCAAAAGCCCAGACAATCGTAAGTTTGGTCTGAGTAACATACCTGACAAAGTTTACCGTGTGTGGTTTTATGCTTATGTACTACCTACAGAACTGACAGCTTACAGTGACGAAACAGTTTTCCCAAATACTTACAAGCCTGTGCTACTTAACAGAGCTAGATATTATATTTATCAATTTAAAGAAAGCCCACAGTTTTCAGCTTTTGCATTAGAAGATTACAAGCGTGGCTTACGTCTGATGAAAAGTAACTTGATGACACCTAATCCCGGTATTCTTACCGATGATCGTATGAGGTTTGTTTAATGTCACAGCCGTTTGGTCTATCAGCTAAAGGTGGTCTATACACAAGCCTTAACCAGCTTGAGATGCTCCAGCAGCCCGGTATTGCTTCTAAGCTTATAAACTTTGAAGTAGATATTAACGGCGGCTACAGGCGTGTCAATGGTTTTAATCTTTTTGGTGGAACCAGTGCTGTTCGTCCTTCTGGAGATACAAAAATACTAGGTATTAGAGGCTATGCTGATGGTGTAGTTGTTTGTGCTAATACTGGTATATTTTTTAGTCAGGACGGCACTTCATGGATTTCTATATCTAAGTCTAGCGTACACAGCAGTGGTGATAACTATTCTACATTTACTGGGCGTACAGATTTAGCACGTACTAACCAAGGTCAAACTAGCTTTGCATTCTTTGAAGGGCTTTCAGACTATGGTGAAATTATTATATGCGATGGAGTAAACAAACCTTACTTTTTCAGAATGGAAGGTACTGGTGCTTTAACTTCTCGTACTTTCTTTGCAGGTGAAATTACAGTTGATGGTACAGTTGCTCCAGCAGTAGGTACTATACATGACAAGCACTTAGTAGTTGCTGGTGCAGGTGCTACTTCTAACACAATCTACTATAGTCATACAAATGACCCTGATAACTTTTCAGGAACTGGTGCAGGATCTATTGTACTTGAAGACCAAGTAGTAGGACTAGCTAGTTTCCGTAGTGACTTAATTATCTTTTGTCGTAATA